GTTCTAGAGGAAAATCAGCAGCCAAAAGAAAATTTGCAGTGTATCCTAGTGCATATGCGAATGCTTACGCTTCAAAAATATGTGCTGGTAAAATAAAAGATCCTTCAGGTGTAAAAAGAAAAGATTGGAAACCCAAAGGTGCTTACATGGGTAAATTTATAGAAGTAGAAATGAATGATAAAAATTATTCTAATGAATCTTTAAAAAATTACTATGGAGATTTATTAAAATAATGGCAGAAGATAAAAATAAAGAAGAATCCGTAATAGGACTTGCTAAAAAAGTAGGTTCTAAAGAAGCAGCGAGAATTATTACTGAGCAAAAAGCAAAATTAAAACAAGAAAATAATTTTGAAAAGACTGGACAATATTATTTTGATCTTGATCTTGGTTTAAAACAAGGCGGTCTTGCAAAATGGTTTAATGAAAATTGGGTAGATATTTCTGCCCCTAAAAAAGGAGGAGGTTACAAAGAATGTGGAAGAAAATCAGCGAATGGTTCAAAAAGAGGTTACCCAAAATGTGTTCCTGCAGCAAAAGCAGCAAGAATGACAGAAAGTCAGAAGAGATCAGCAGTAATTAGAAAGAGATCTGTAGCTAATGTTGGTCCAAAACCAACAAATGTTAAAACAATACTTAAAAAACCTAAAAAAATGCAAAGTGGTGGTATATATAACATGACAAAAATGAGGTATATTTAGAATATGATGAAAAATAAAAGTTTAAGTTCAAAAGCAGATTTAGATAAAGACGGAAACCTATCTTCTTACGAGAAAAAAAGAGGAATGGCTATTCAAGAAGCCATGTCTAAAGAACCTGTAAAGGCTAAAAAAGGTAAAATGATGGTTAAAGGTCAAAAAGCAATACAAGTTAACAAACAATACTTCGGAGAATATTAAAATGGGAATGAAAACGTATTTAAAAGCAGGAATGACTCCAAAAAACACACCAGCAAAAGTTGCAGGTATGTTAAAAGGCTTTAGTGCTAAGAAAGTTTCTAAAAACAATAAGAAAAAATAATGTCTAATGGCTACTTCAGGAACTACAACATTCGATTTAGACATAGACGATATTATTGAAGAAGCCTACGAACGTTGTGGTGTAAGAACTAACAGCGGTTATAATATAAAATCAGCAAGAAGAAGTTTAAACATTTTATTTTCTGAATGGGGAAATAGAGGTGTGCATCTTTGGAAAGTTGTTCTTAAAGAACAGTTATTAACTGCTGGTACATCAACTTATGCTACACCTTCTGATTGTAGTGATGTATTAGAAGCTTATGTTTCTACAGCATTAACTATAACTGAAACAACTAATGATATTTCTTTAGATAAAATTGATAGATCTGCTTATGCAGCTCTTCCTAATAAAGGACAAACTGGACAACCTTCACAATACTATGTGAATCGTCAAATTAATCCTACTATTAGTTTATATTTAACACCAGATTGTGCTCAATATATTTATTTAAAGTATTATTACATTAGTAGAATACAAGATGCAGGTGCTTATGATGATCAAGCAAACGTTCCTTATAGATTTTTACCATGTATGATTTCAGGACTTGCATATTATTTAGGACAAAAAGTTTCTCCAGATAGAGTACAAGGTTTAAAATTAATATATGAGGATGAATTACAAAGAGCTTTAGAAGAAGACTCTCAAAGAACAAGTTCTTATATTTCACCTTATTCTTACTTTGGAGATGGAATCTAATGGCATTTGCAAGAGGTAAAAGATCGTTAGCAATTTCTGATAGATCAGGAATGCAATTTCCATATGTGGAAATGAAAAGAGAATGGAATGGTTCGTGGGTACATTTTAGTGAATATGAACCAAAACAACCTCAATTAGATCCAAGACACCATAAAGCAGATCCACAAGGATTAAAAAATGCTAGATCAGATACTGTTCCAGGTGGGGGATGCTTAGTAGAACTAGATTTATATTATTGGCCAGGACAATATACAGCAATTGGAATGCAGCCAGGAATAAGTGGAGATGTAATTAATGCAGCTAGACAAGCTTATTCAGCTGTTGGAAATGTAACAATAATAACATCATGACATACACAGAATTAGTACAAAAAATTAGAGATTATACAGAAGTAGGTTCTGAAGTTTTAACATCTACTATTGTAAATGGTTTTATTAGAGATGCTGAATTTAGAATATTTAGAGAAACAGATGCAGATTATTCTAGAGAATATGCAACATCTTCATTTACCGCAAACAATAAATATTTAGCTCTACCTAATTCATCAGGGTCTTCTGGAACAAATACAGATAGACGTGCTTTAATCGTAAGATCCGTGGTTGCAACAAATAGTTCCTCTATTCAAGTAGCATTAGAACCAAGGGATGATACTTTTATAAATGAATATAATTCTTCTGGAAGAACTGGCTTTCCTAAATATTATGCAATGTTTAGAGAAAGTGCTATAGAAGTAGCTCCTACACCAGATACTGCATACGGAGTAACTTTAGATTATGTTTATACACCAGATGGGTTAAGTGCAACAAATACAACAACTTATGTTAGTGTAAATGCACCAGAGTTATTGTTATATGCTTGTTTAATTGAAGCTTTTGCATATTTAAAAGGACCGATGGATATGTACAAACTATATCAAGACAAGTATAATACAGCATTACAAGGATTTGCGTTAGAACAAACAGGTAGAAGACGCAGAGACGAATTTCAAGATGGAGTGTTACGAATTAAAGTACCATCTCCATCACCATAACAACTATAAGGAGTACAATATATGGCAATAGTACAAGCAGTGTGCAACACATTTAAGTCAGAGCTTTTAGGTGGTGTACACGATTTCGATTCAGGTTCGGGACAAGTTTTTAAATTAGCACTTTATTCATCAGCAGCTACATTAGGTGCAGCTACAACTGTTTACACTTCAACAAATGAAGTTGGTGCAACAGGACAATATTCTGCAGGTGGAGGAGTATTAGCTTCTCAACAAGTGTCTTTAGATGGTTCAGTAGCAATTGTTGATTTTGCGGATTTATCTTTTACAGGAGTTACATTAACTGCTGGAGGAGCTTTAATTTACAATACATCAGCTAGCAACAAAGCAGTTTGTGTATTAAATTTTGGTGGCGATAAAACTGCAACATCTGGAACATTTACAATTCAATTCCCAGCATTTACATCAGCAGCAGCTATCTTAAGAATAGCTTAAGGAGGAATTCATGTCTGCTCCCTGGGGTTCAGGTGTATACGGTATAGGATACTGGGGAGAAGGCAACGAAAGCGTTACAGTAACGTTTGCAGCTTGGGGACAATCAAGCTGGGGCTCTGGTCCGTGGGGCTTGGGAAATGTAACCACGGCTCTTTCAACAAATATAAATTCTGTTTCAGTTGTTGTTGATAATGATGTTTCATTAACAGGGGAACAATTAAATTCTACAGTAAATACAGTTTCTATAACTGGAGATTCTAATTTAACATTATCTACAAATTTATTACAAATAAGTTTAGGAGATGAAAGTGGAGTTGGTAATGCTGATGTTGTATTAACAACATTAGATACTTTAAACACGACTATCGGACCTTATTCAATTACTGCAGATGGTAATACATCTGAAATCGTAGTTGGAGATTCCATGAATTCTACAACTGGAACTCTTACTGCAGATGGTGGTGCTTCTTTCGAAGTAACTGGTAATACATTAAATATAGTTATCGGAGATGAAAGTATAGCAGGAGATGGAAATGTTACATTATCTACAAATATACTTAATACAACCGTAGGAACTGTTTCAGCAGATGTAGCTACAGTTGTTTTAACAGGTTCAAGTGTTAATACAACATCAGGAATAGTAACCTTTACTATTGATGGATCGGTTGTTTTAACAGGTGTAAATATAACAGCTTCTACAGGAAGACCTTATATTACCGCTTGGGCAGTAATAGATATAGGAGTAACTAACACTTGGAGTGTGGTTGACATAGCAGCTTAATGAAACTAAAATTAACAATATTACATAATTTATAAGGAATTTTTATGGCATCATCCTATTCTACGGATCTCAAAATTGAGTTGATGGTCACTGGTGAAAAAGATAACCAGTGGGGAGATATAACAAATACAAATTTAAATTTAATACAACAAGCAGTCGCTGGTTTTGAATCAATAGCTATCACGTCTACTAATACAACTTTATTAATGACAGATGGTACAATTTCAACTGCTAGAAATGCTGTTATAAAATTTACAGGAACATTATCTGCTAACTCTACAGTATTTGTTCAAACAGGAATTGAAAAAACATATGTTATAGATAATGCTACAACAGGTGCTTATACTTTAGCATTAAATCAAGTTGGAGGTTCTTCTGTAATATGGGGCACTACAGACAAAAGTCATAAATTAATTTATTTAGATGGAACAAATCCTAATGATATAGGAAATGATTTATCTACAATAAGATTACCAAATCAAAATGAAATAAGATTTGGAGATGCAGATAACTCAAATTATGTGTCATTAAGAGCAGGAGCAACCATAACATCTAATGTGTCTTTTACTTTACCAACAGCAGATGGTACTAGTGGACAAGCTATAGTAACTAATGGTTCAGGG